GCCCTCACCAAAGTAGTAAATGCCCCCATTGCTATTAAGATCCACATTATCACGATCAGAACTAAAATACCACAAACGCCCAGAAAGACTGTTAGGATAAATCCAAGTCTCAATAGTAAAATCACTTGTCCCAAAAGCAAATGCAGAACTTGACGGAGTATTTAAATATTGACTTGTACCGTTAAATCCTATACTACCGGCATTAGTCGGAGGTAGTATATCCTGATATGACATACCGCCCGAGAATGTAAAGCCGCCATTAATTAACATAAATCTATCTTCTTAATATGTGTCTTATGGACACGACATTGAACTTGTCCGTTATAATAATCTTCTGTTTCTAGAACACGTCTATCCATTTGTTCTCTTGCTTCTAAGTAATTACATAATCCTTTATTCGGACAAATATGCAGTATTTCTCGTATAAAATTATCTGCACCGTAGGTATCTACATCTTTTTTAACTTCATCGGATGAAGACCAGTAACTTCTCCAGTCAGATTCGACCTTAAGTCTTTTCTTTTTACCTTTGACTACTTTAGTTTTACGAAACCAAAATAGTTTTTTACCTATATACTTACGACCAGTAATAGTATTTGTAATTAAATACACATATCCGTAAGCATCATCCGGAATTATTTCTAAAGGAGAATTATTATATAACCACATAAAATACCGATTCTAAATCAGTATTTATATGGTCCAATTTATATCATATATGGCACTGCCAATATATTTCCGGATCTACCATATGAGGTGGTTTCACCCATAAACCATTTATATGTGTATGTTGGCGCCGCGGGCGGAGTTACTATAGATGTACCTCCGGCAATTGTCATTCCTCCGCTTAATATCATGGTTTCTCCTAATTTTTATATATTTATTAAAATGTGATTGAGCCTGATGTAGTCCAAATATATGTTCTATATCCGCCTGCAACAATAGGACCAGCGCCACTTGCTAATGTACCGGTAAATGATGTTGCATTTGGAAAACTATCCGCATAGCGAATAATCACTACACCTTTGCCGCCCAGTGAACCAATACCACCATACGAACTAGCCCAGCCTCCGCCTCCGCCACCTCCACCAGTCAATGCTGTACCTGCAGTTCCTGCATTGTTATTGATAGCACCTGCGCCGCCACCACCAGATCCACCTGAACTGGCCGATGCATTACGAGAACCACCACCGCCACCACCTGCAAAATACACACTTGAACTAACAACTTGACCCACTGAGTAAGTGGTGGCTTGTGTGGTGGTTATCAAAGTAGAAACTGTGCCTACTCCGCCATTACCGGGTAATGTCCCAGTTGCTGCGTTGCCCACTGCTCCTGAACCACCACCACCACCACCTGTACCACCACCCACAAATCCAGCGCCGCCTGCGTATCCTTCTACTGGTGAGTAACTGCCTGCATTGCCTGATCCGCCCGAGATACTAGTACTATATGACCCACCACCACCTGAGCCGCCTGCAGCAGACGCCGGAAGACTTGCATCGGCTCCTACACCGCCACCTCCTCCAGTGGCTGATACACTTATGGCACCGCCAATGATAGATGAATTAGTGCCGCTGCCCCCGTTTTGTGTTGCGCCAGCTGATGCGGCACCTGCTGTGCCGCCACCACCCACTGTAACTGTGTAAGTAACTGCGCTTGCAACTGCAATTGCTGTAGCAGTTCTAAGTCCACCAGCTCCCCCACCGCCACCGCTATTGGCAGCACCGCCACCGCCACCTGCAACTACCAGATAATCTACTGTTAGTGGCGGTGGCTCTGGTGTATATGTAAATCCCGAAAGTGATACTCCGCCTGTAATTGTTATTGGCATACTATTTCCTATTTTCTTATATTTATTAATCCGCAACTTCCCAAATATCCCCACCTTCTACAAATTTATTATGGTCATCTCTGGGCGGAACAAGGAAATAATCGTCGGGATCTGTCATAACTTCACCAACTCGTTCAGTAGCTAATCCGTTGCCCATTGCTCCGGTTTTTAATAGCATAGTTGTTTGAATAGACTTTTTGTATCTGTGTCCTTCAGATTCTTCTCTGGACATGTATTCTTTTTGCTTTTCGGAGAATACTTTTTTCTGGTCGGGTGTCCAGTCCCTTGAATTGGCACAAGCCCGGCAACAATAAGTGCCAGGCTTGGTATGTTCAGTCCCGCATTTAGGACAAGTCTTCGTCTTCGATGTCTTCGTATTGTTCATCCTGCTGATCCTCATCCATACCAGCACCGCAGAATGGGCAAAACTCTACTTTATAATACTTTCCATCAAGATCATGATTTATCTTGAAGACCGCATCACACTCGACGCATTCGTGATGTTTCCTTGCCATTCTAATCCCCTTTTCTTAGCTTCTGCTTCAAACACTCGTAAACGAAGATCAGATGAACTAAAGAAATGATCTCGCTTATTAAAATAAATTTCTATTTTGCGCTTATCGCAAATTTCTTTTCCTGTAAATTCCACATCCTTATATTCTTCTCCAAGAATACGAACATCAATAGGCAATGCCATAAAGATATCTTCTAATTCTTTTTCAGTAGAATATACAATAATTTCATTTACGTGCTTACAAGATGATACTTGTATTTGTCTCTCAATAATAGATTGAACAGGTCTATTTTTACTTGTTCTGTCTAATGTAGGATCAACTTGTATTGCAGCAATTAAATAATCACACTGCCGTTTTGCTTCTTCAAGCATTATAACATGACCAGCATGAAATAAGTCAAACGTGCTACAAGTTATACCAATTCTAGTTTTACTCATATTTGCTCCACTTCAATATTACATTTATTTAAAAATTCTATACCATCAGTACTTCTATACTGTGTACGATAAAAAACTTTATTTATACCCGTTACATGAATTAATTTTGCACAATCAAAGCATGGAGAATGTGTCAAGTACATTGTAGCGCCTGCACCTGATTCCGACGAACGAGCCAATTTACCGATAGCGTTTGATTCGGCATGAAGTACTTCAGGTTTAGTTTTTAATTCGTAATCGCCAGTTTTATCCCAAACTTTTTCTTCGCAGTTATTATCCCAACCTGCGGGTGTGCCGTTATAACCTATAGATATTACTCTATCATCTTTAGTAATAATTGCACCAACTTTTAATCTTTTAGCGTAGGATAATTTTGAATATCCTATTGCTGCAGTCATATGTGCATGATCAATTTTTTTCGGCATTCCATTTACCTTCAGGGCATGATTGACTTTTCATCATTGTCTTGCCCCATATAGAACAACCACAAGAATTACAAACTCTTGCACCAATAATAATTTTTAAATGCTCACAAGAATTACAAATATCCCTGCGCTTTTCTATGTATGATATAGGTTCTTCCTTCACATCTTGCATTTATGCAGCCTTTCCCCAAACATCATGCCAATCACCAGACAATGCTCCTTTTGCATAATCAGTTGCTCTGTTCTCAAAGAAGTTGGTATGTGTAGGTGCATTAATCATTTCCTCAACCCAGGGCAAAGGATTCTTTTTACGCTTAAAAATACCTTTTAAGCCAAGACTAATTAGACGTCTATCAGCAATGTATCGAATATATTCTTTTACTTCATTTTCTGTTAGGCCCTCGATTGCGCCTGAACGGAAAGATAGTTCAATAAATTTATCTTCAAGACTAACCATCTTCTCCGCAATCGAGTATATTTTGCCTTTGAGATCATCATTCCATACCTCTTTATTTTCTTCTATGTATGTTCTGAAAAGTTTAATCATTGCCTCGGCATGCTGTGTTTCATCAACAATAGACCATGTAACAATCTGTCCCATGCCTTTCATTTTACCATGACGAGGGAAATTCAATAACATAATAAAGGAAGAGAATAATTGCATACCCTCAGTGAATGCAGAGAATACAGCAATATGTTTTGCAGTAGATGCAAGATCACCGTTCTTAGAACTTAGATCAAGAACATACTCATGCTTATCTCGCATCTCTTGATATTCTAAAAATTGATTATACATTGTTTCCGGTAGACCAAGTGTTTCAATCAAATGGCTATACGCAGCAATGTGAAGGGCTTCTCTTGCAGCAAACCCCAATAACATCATACGTATCTCTGGCTGAGGAAAGTATGGAAGATAGTTCTTTACATATCCACCCGCCACATCAATATCACCTTGAGTAAAAAATCTAAAGATGTGTGTCAGGAATTGTTTTTCTTCAGTTGTAAGTTTCTTCTTCCAATCTTTAACATCTTCAAGCATTGGCACTTCTGTATGTAACCAATGAGATTGTTCGTGTTTTAACCAAGCATCATATGCCCAAGGATAGAAAAAAGGTTTAAAAGAATTTCTTTCGTCTGTTACTCTTGATTTTTTATTATTAACCATTAACCCATTCCCTTAATTCGCCAGGAGTTTTTACTCCAGTTATTTTCTTTAATACTGCATTTTCCTCCACCATTACTAATGTAGGAACAGACCTAATCCCATATTCTATCGCAATATCGGGATATACGTCAATATCTATAACTTCAATAGGCAAACTTGTTTCTAAGTTTTCTAATTGTTTTGCCATTGTCTTGCAGGGCATACACCAAGATGCCGTAAATCTTAAAATCTTCTTCACTTAATTATATCCTTTTTGTACATTTTTATTTTTCTCTTGGCATTTACTACAGTTGCATTCGGTACAGTCGCATTCGTCTGTCAAGCAACTAAGACCACAGTGTGCCTCGCAGCCACATTTACATCTATATGGTATATATCGTTCGTGTAAAAATTGTTCTGGCATTTTATTTCCTTATTGATTGCACGTTCTTGTGTATGTTGATGTTCCATCTAAATTACGAACTTGAGTCCACGGACTACAAACCAATGGTGATACTGGCATAGTAACATATGCGGGTGGAGAAGGCTGAACAATAACCGGTGGTTGTCTCGCAATTTCATATGCAATTACACCACCTATAACTGTTGGTGCAACCCAAATCCAAGGTGATGGTCCAGGATTATGTCTCCAATGACCATGATGTTGTGGTTGTGCTGTAGCAATTAGACTTAGAGTAGCCAGAATAAAGGCAATTAATTTTTTCATTTTTTTTCCTTATTTGATTGGCCAATGCTTATTAAATTTCTCAAAGTAAAACATTAGCTCTTCTTTTTCGTCATCATAATATTCTGCAACATAATCTGATTTTACAGCTGATCCTGTATTTTCACACATGGCTACTAGCGTAATATCTTTTCTATCATATCCCCAGATATAAAGTACATCTAGCATCCATTTCCAATTACCACCGCGAATTATACCTGCTTCTACTAATACTAAATTTTTATATTGCCTAATATTTCCTGCTTGCATTACCATCTTATTGATATAATGTGCGGATGCTTCATCTGGGTATGTAACATCAACGGGAATAATTGTTAGCATCTCACCTTTGCGAGACCATGAATGTGCAAGATGCATGGCAACAGTTGCGGAGTAATCCGGACTGGTCATTATTACTGCAGTAGTGTCGGGATCAAAATTAGAACTGTCTACAATGGTTTCTAACCTTTGTATCAATTCCCATTCTTTTTCTCTTGTTATAAAATGTAAAGGGCGTCTCATATTATCCCTCGCACGCCAAACAAGCGTCACCTTCAACCATTGCCTTCATATCCAATTCTTTGATTACTTCTCTCTCAATTTTCCTAGATACTTTATCTGCTTTACCAATTTTTTCAGAGCGGCAATAGTATAATGTTTTTAATCCTAGCTTCCATGCCATAAAATGTACAGCATGCAAATATTTTACGTGTGAATCTGGTCTAAAGAATAAATTAACAGATTGTGCTTGATC